TTGGATTACTGTATGTTGGTATGTCCGGATATAAATCTTTCAACACTCCACAGATAGAATCTAATAGCTTTTCAATAGTGAACGTCATTTGAAATTCTCCCTTATCCGCTTATCGAGTTCCATTTTCACTACATTTTTGTACCGTCCTATTGCCGCTTGTTTCATGTAAACCCCTTTAATATAAGGAGTCTTAGTTCCTACTGTAATACCTCCCAGACTTGGATCTACCTTTTCAAGCATATTGCCGTTTATTATTAGTCCTGGGACAAAATGTTTATCCATACGGTGACCATCATTTACATAGGAGGCGTATTGCATGTTATTTGCAAGTGCGGTCCGGACCGTGCCGCCTGTCACAGTTGCTTTTGTAGTGCTGTCTGTAGACCAAGCCTGCGCCAGTTCTCCCGATCGGGTTCCGGTGCCTGATATAGCGGATCCATTTGGCGGAGTTAATTCTGTAGCCCGCTCTACTGCTGCTTCCGTGGCTCCTTCCATTACCTCCACCATGATCTTAGGCACGTTCTGCCCTTGCTTCCGTAGTTGCTCCAATCGCTTCCGGGTAGCCTGACCAAAAGTTGACATCTGCACCCCTCCCCTACTTAATTACTTCGTCCATTGACAGAACGGCTTCCTGATGTTCCAATCCAGAAAGGACTCCACCTACCGGATCGTAAAAAGGTTGCGGTTTTCCTGCAAAGTAGCGTTCCGGATCCCGGTTGCTTCCCAATCGCCCACCTCTTACGATCATAAGCATATCACCTGGCTTTAAATCCACAGACACATCACAGGCCACTTTATCCGTCGCTGTTGCCGTGGCAGCCGTATCCTTCCATGAGGGACCGTTTCTTTTAGCACTATAAATCCGGCAGGGAATATCCTTGTACACTTCCTCCCGCTTTTTTTTATCGACATTGCCGACTTTATAAGGGACATTTCTGGAAATGCTCATGGAATCCGTATACCAATCATCATCAAATAACATACATTCCTCCCATTCCGATCATGCGGGCCATGGTCACCAGCTGCTGTCCATACTGGGTTGCATTCCAGGCTCCCCACTTTGCGCTTGCCTCTGTAATGGCCTCATTGTCATAACTGACGGTTGTATCACCCATAGTGGCTTCTTTTACAAGCCCTGTCTGCTGACCGGTTGCCGCTGCTCTGGCTGGAGTCAGAGATCCATCAGAATAAGTCTTTAAATACAGCGCTGAGAAGTGCGCCACATAAAGCCCCGCTGCATACCTCCAGATATCACAGTACCGGCTGGGTAAAATACTGGCATTGCTGTTATTAATGAACACCTGCAGCATGGGATCAGGAACCAGACTTATGATCTGGTTCGCTTCTTCTCCCTGGCTGATCTGCCTTTTTGTAAACTGAGGAAAATCACCCAAGAACATATCCTTTGTGTAGGTTCCCAGCTCACCAAACTGCGGCATGTTGGCCGCTGCGGATATTAAACCATGAAACTGCTCACACATGCCGTTTCCTCCCTATTCTTCCCGCTTATCAGCGGTTTCTGCCTTTGCCTCGGCTTCCGTATCTGCCTGCTCCAGTGCTTTATCCTTTTTGGTTTTAGGAGTGGCAATAGATCCGTCCTTTATAGCAGCAAGCACTAACCAGTGTTTCGATACCCAAGCCGGGACCTCTCCAATATAATTACGAGGGATAAGAAATTTCTTCTCTCCCTCGCAGATCTCAAAGTTCTTTTTACTGTTTATAAACATGGGATAACCTCCTTAAATTCCGTCAACATAGCGCATGATATTTTCATAAAACAGCTGTGTCTCGGAGATGTTTGCAAGGTATGCGGTATCATAGCAGAGGTTAGTGGCATTTGGCTGAGTCATGGCACGATTAAGCGGAGCCAGTTCATCCATTGCCAGGAAGCGTTCTTCATTGATGTAAATAATCATTCGGTCCGCACTGCCCGCCCCAGCACCCTTGCACCAGGAAGTTGCCCCGATATAGAGATCAACTCCGTTTTGCTTTGAAACATTGTTTTCCAGAAGAAATGTAAGAATTGTCTTTTCTGCCAGATCGGAAACTTGGGTTGTTGCAAGGTAATTAAACTGCTCATACGGCATCAAGATATGATTTGGAATAGCACTGCGGTCATTTTCCGCCGCTGCCCATGCCGCAAGTATGGCATCGTTAATATCCTGCAAAATCTGCTTAGGAGTCTTACTCTTAAACGTAGTTAAACCACCGGTACCCGTAGACGCTGCATTTGTGGTGGTTACGTTCGGATTATTAAGAAGACCAGTAGATCCATACTTTTTAATTCCTACATAAGCATTCGCATCCATATGCTTATCATAGGTCATTCTGACGCCGTCTCTTAATATACTTTCATAGTTCCGGCCAGTCATGTTTCCACGCTGCATATCGACGAATCCAATTCGCATACCCACGGAGAAGATATGTGTCTTAAAAAGTTCTTTGTCAAAATTAGCCTGAACCATTGGGATTCCATTGGCTCCACCTGCATGAACTGGACCGTCCTCACTGCCTCCGGCAACTCCATATTCCACATTCATGGCAGAAACATATTCTGCCCAACCGCCACCTACACGGACAGTAAGATCGCGGCCATATGTAAAGCTGGTAAGCGGCTGCCGTATTACATTATCTCTCTTCTCTAACTCTGACTGTATAAAGGCATTGCCGTTTGCAATTGCCGCCGCGTCCATGACCTGGAATTTCTGTGAAGCCGCAGCTCCTGTTGATGGAGCAGTTACCACGCCCGCATCAAATGTTCCCATACTCTGATATTTCATTAAATTGTCCTCCTTATGCTCTGTTGCAGGATAAGATCCTGATTTCTGCTACACCATTGGCGTCCTTTGCTCCATGCCATTCACAATTAGTCAGCATCACTGTTTTTCCGGTATCCTCGGTTGCTTCAAAGCCTCCCACAACACCAGTCGGAATGCTCTCGTTTGCTACTATTCGGATATATACCTTTCCTCCCAGTTTCGGGCTGCCTACATTGCAAAGTACATTGATACAGCCACGCTTAAACGTACTGGTTGCCTCTCCTGGCTCATACTGCCCTGCGGACTGGGATAAATAAGACGTTGCAGACTTAAACTCCCTGGAAGCCACTCCAACAAAATCAGCGGCAGTATTGCTGGCTCCAAAAGCTATGATATTACTGTCACTGTCATAGACCAGAGGAGTGCCAAACAACACGGGATCGTCGCCGCCAAGCGGGTGCGTATCAATAATCATATCCGGCTGCCTGGAATAATCTCCTGCGTATCCATGCGTCATACTTGTTCCAATTACCTGTCCTCTCATTATTTCTTACCTCCGTTTTTGTGTGGGTTCATTGCATCATAAGCAGATTGGCAAGCGTCCAGATCAATGCCGGGCTTTTTATCTGCCAGTCTGGCTGCATTCTTTTGGGTAGTTGCTGCAATCTTTGCAATATCGCTCACGGTGTTCCCATCTGACAAGCAGGCGATCAGAGAATCTGTAACAGCCTTTTTGTCAGCTGCATCTTTAATGCCAGCAATCACTGGGCGAAGCTGTTTAATCACTTCCGCCATGACAGCCTTATCCGCTGTACCAGTAGCCTTGTCAAGTTCCTCTGCAGGGATCACCTTTGCTTCTGCACTGGGTGCCGACTCCTCGGTTTCTCCTGTAAGGGATTTAAGCAGACCGTCCAGCGGATCCTGATCTGCCGGTTCTTTCTTGGCAGACAGTAAATCCATTAGCTTATCAAGCTTTGCGTCCAGACTGGAAAAATCTTTTACATCCTCTTTCTTTTCTTCTGTTTTAGCCGCAGGCGCTGTCGGCTCAGTCTTTTTTGGTTCCTCCTCTGTCCCCAGTGCATCTGCCGCATCAGCTGCCATACATTCCAATTCTTCCGGAGAAGCATCTTTTGCTGCTTTTGCAAATAACTTAAAGAATAAACTGTTTTTCATATTACCATTCCTTTCTGGCCGATTGGCCACTATCTTTTTTTCTGAATCTAAAATCGCAACATTTTTCCCGGCGCGCCCCCGCGTTACCACGGCTACATGATTCCCTCGGATTTCATGCTGCGAATAGGTTCCATCTCCATTATCTGACCAGGTGCATTCATAACCGCAACTTATTTCTCTCTTTCCCTCCTGTACCTCTCGGATCAACTCCTCATCCTGAACGTGAAGGTCCGCAATTAGATATCCCTCCCACTCTCCGCTGCCCTTACGGACGTTTTCAGCGCAGCCCCTGGAATACAGCCGATAGGTTTCCGGAGTTATAAGATCCGGTGGGTGCTCATTGGTTACAGGCTTTCCCTCAAAACTAGACATAGCGGCTTCTGAGAATACTTCTTCCGGAGAACGCAGCACTTTAACCATTTTGGAAGAGCTCCCCGCAGGGTTTATTTCACTTTCCAGGTAGTCCATGCTGCCAGTCAGGGCAATGGGAACATTTCGGCAAATTAAAAAGCCCTCGCCAGTTTCTATCTGGTTTGGGCTTATGGTATATCCATAGTACGCAAGCATTTCATTTCCTTTCTGTTGCGATATCGCAACGGTTTAGGGTACAAAAATACCACCAGCCATTTACTGACTGATGGTACTAATTGTCGTGATATTCACAATTTCGGCAAATCTCACGCCAGTTCTGATTCTCCGTAATAATATCGCTTAGAACCCGTTCCTTTATACAGCCGTCACATACATCAACAGTAAGAACGCACTCACCAATTTCGATATCTTTATTTACCAGGGGACATCTTACCAACTCCCAACACCTCCAACAATTTATTAAACTTATCGTCATATTCTTTTGAACTATATGCCGTACTTATAGTCTTTTCTTTATGATTCACAACAACAGCTCCCTTTCCAGATATATAAACCGTAACTTGCCCGTTCCACCTGCTGTAAGCTGCAACTGAATCTTTTATATACTGCTGGGCCTGCTCTTTTGATACCATATGAGAACGTTCCTCATTAATGTGCTCTTCCTGGAATGTGAATTCTGTTAAGTCTATACGGTCAATATTCTTAATTGGCTTTCCCTTTATATTCAAGTTTCCTGATTCGGCTATTAATTTATGATAACGGTTCGTATCTCTGTAATTTTGCTGCGCACTCTTCCAGCTCTCACCACCATTATACTTTAATTCCCGGAACTTTTCAAAGCTTTTCGGAACATCATTTCCAAGTACCGCCCGGTATCGCTCATGCTGTTTATAATCACTAAGCAACTTCTGCCGGTTCCTGTTCTTTTCTTTATAGGCCGCGATCTGCTTCTTGCTTCTGGGATCCACTGTAACAGGATTCTTATTGAAACTTGAAAAGTCCTTATCTTTTTGGATCTGCGCATCGCTCTTGCCGATAGTCGTATATTTGACCAGGGCGTGAAGACAGTTCGGGTGGATATTCAAGTATGTATTGCTTAAGTCATTGCTGCCACCTGGATCAATCTTGCCAAAAGCGGAAGCCAGTGGAGGATAATCCGGATTTGTACCTGACCGGCTATAAATCCTTCCTTCCAACGGTGCACAGATCGGGCAGGTGCTGCCGATCTTGACAATCCTGTACAGATCATGGTCCGGATCCGCTGTTAATATGGCAGATACTTCTGCCTGTCTGGCTGTTGCTCTGGTCGCCATGTTGCAATAATCCTGCAAGCTCCATTTGCGCCCTGACTTGTCAACAAAGGCTGTGATCCCCTCTGTTGTTCCATTCTCAGCAGTGGTTATTATTGACTGCAATTCCTTTTTCATACTGGCCGCAGCTTTTCCTGATCCATATCCTGCAGCCTTTGCTTCGGCTACTGATTTCAGGGCAGCTTCTCTGATTCTGTCTGCGTCTCGTCTTCCGATCTGGAATGATTCTTCAATGTTTTTCTGTGCCGTGACAGAAGCCTCCACGATATCGCCCAATAAATTGTTGGAAAGCTGCTGAACCACTCCAAGCTGTGAAGCAGTAAGCCCAGCAGCGTTTGCATAACCGTTGGCTGCTGCTTCAGATTTGTAAAAGATCTTCTCCACCATGGTGGGAACATAGCTCCAGCTTTCGTCCACCATCTCCTGCAGGATCTTCTGTGTACGGTTTAAAGCGGCTATCTCTGCATAGTCCACATATCCCTGGCTGCGCTTTCGATTTATTTCAGCAATCAGACGTTGCTCCGTTTTCAGGAATAACATTCTGAGATAAGTGGTTTCATCCTTGCCGTCTGGAGGTCTTATCATCTGCGGCATTATTCGTCATCCTCCTCAAATGTCTGCGGAAGCGTAAGTCCGGCCAGGGGATCCGTCATAGCTTTATAGTCAGAATACTTCTTTCCTTCGGCAGCTTTGATGGCTTCATCAGAAATGGTACTATACATGCCAGTTTCGTCGGATAGAGCCTTAAGCTCTTTCTGTGCGGTGGCAGCGTCGATCAGATCGCTTTGATATACTGCCATGACGGACTGCGTCTTCTTCTCTGCAATGTCTGCGATCTCGCTGGAATCCGGTGTCTGGAGTGGTGGGAAGTCTATGTCCAGATCGTCGGGAATCGCTCCCCAAGCTGACAGAAGCATCACCGGAAGGATCTTTTCAAGCAATGGTCGGAACTGATTTTCCCTTAGACCGTCGATATAATCATAATAGTTGTTCATGTCACTTTCGCCCGTGGAATTCATACCAGCGGGTGAACGTCCGAACAGCTTTGTCACTGGGGTTCTGGCGGCTCCTGCAACGTCCATCATGACACGGTCATAAACATCTGCCAAACCGGTAAAGGTGTACTGGGTGTTGTGCATGACGTCACCCTTGTTTACCAAACGCATCCCGAAGTTACTTTCTATTACGCTCTGAGCCTGTAAAGTCTGCCAAAACTGACGCTGCTTCTGTCCGTTATTAACCGCGAGAAGCTGATCCAATGAATCCGTTTCCATGTAGTTTATGTTTGCCCGGAAGGTCAATGCTGCAATGTTGGAAGAAACATTATCTCTCTTAACCACTTCGTTGTATATGGCTTCAATCTCTGACTCCCCCCAGTACTGTTCCGCTATCCTCTCGTTGTATGGAAGCTCCCTTCCTGTGAACCGTATCACTCGGCTATGATGTACCGTAGACACCAGGGCGCCGCTTTCTTCGTCCCGGATCGTGTAATACGCAGGTAATCCAAAGTCAGGATCGGACGGATCTGTAACGATCCCCATTTCAGGATACACACCACTCCATCGGTCAAGGATCTGTAATCCCAAGAATGTACTAGGAAGAATTAAGCCGTAATCCAGTGGTTTTGACAGATCGTCCTGTCCCCTTACCATAATGATCGCAGCTGCCCCGCCGTAAAGCCTACCCCAATACATCCCTTCAAGGATAGATTTTCTTAGATGCACCTTTCTTTCAAGGCGTTGCAGGGAGTCGATCCGCTCTGGTGCCACATTGCTCTTTACGGTGTACCACTTACGGATCATGTCCTCCGGTATGGTAGAAATGATGTTCTGCACAATCCAGTTATCCCGGTAAAGGCTTGTAAGTAGCTGGTAATTTTGAGTCATGCGGGTAAGTGGGTACTGCGTCGCCTGCAGTAGATCCTGTGTCCCGTAGCCCAGCCTTGCGATCGGATTTGAAAAGGCATCGTTTACCTGAATTTTATTATCTGCCCTTATCTGCGGGCGGTTTCGTTTTGGTTTTGCCATTATTGAACATTCCTCCTCCATTTTGGTAACTTTGTCATGCAGAAATAACGCAGGGCATCTGGCCCGTGATCCAGCTGCTTCACTGGCTTCTCGTCCCCGTGCTGCGCCGCCTTATCGTCCCAAACATAGGACCGTATCTCAGTTATCAGACCTTCGCAGCGTTTATGCACCTTGATCTTTCCCGATTGAAAAAGAGCCGCAACCACACGGATCCCGTCAAGTACTTCGTTGTCAGCAGGCTTTACGATATACCCCCTGCTCTTCAACTCTGCGATAAAACTGGCCGCCGATGGATCTGAAACAATGTCGCACTGCAGATCCGGATTGTCCCCCATGAGGGAAACCATATCATCCCCATACTGACTATCTGTTTTCTGCCCGTCCTTTTCCACCCGGCTGTCCCATCGGTACTCCCGGTCTACCCAGATAGTGTCTCCATCATCGTAAACGTCCAGAAATACACACGGGTTCGTAGTTCCGTAATCCAGTGTAATCGTGCGGGTAGATAGATATTCCAGACCCTTGGGTCGTGTCTCATCGTCGTAGATATTAGACGACTTAGTAAACATGGTATAAATAAGCCCTTCGGCAACCGCCCACAAGCCCTCGATATAACGTAAAAAAAAGACACCGGCATACAAACTGCGGTATCTCTTCTTGATCGCTTCGTCCAAGGAAATGTTGTCATCCATAGTGAAGTGTAGATATAAAATATTTTTAACTTCCTTGTTTGCAGCCCTTAACTCTTCCGCTTTCTTTCTACCAAGATATCCAATGCATTTATTGATCCAGCCGATCTTGAACCAGTGCATAGGCCCTGCAGGGTTGCAGTTAAACCAGAACTTCGAACCGGTGATAGAACAACGTCCGGTCGCCTGATTGACAAAGGATTCCGGCATCAGGGCAACTTCATCAAAAAAAGCCCCGGCAGCTGTAATACCTTGTACCAGCTCCTGGGAACCCTCGTCTTTTCCACCAAAGATATGAAAATAGTTTGTGACCTTACCCTTTGTTACTTCCAGCATGTTAGGCGTTTCACCAGACAAATGATGAATACAATGATATCCCCTGCTCCGTAGCATCATCTTCAAATTGGTAAGCACATTACGCTGAAACGAACTGATTGTTTTACCAGCCATGATAAAGTTCTGCCCATTGAAAGAGCTCATGGCCCAGAAAACAAACGAAAGGGACATTGATACCGTCTTCCCTGACCGTATCGCACCGTCAGCGATAATTCCGTCCATATCCTTAACCGGTGAATTCTTCGTCCACCAGTTTAAGACCATTCTCTGCTTGCGAGAAAACGGTTGAAACTTAAATATCTGTTTCCTCATCTTCCTGCTCATTTTCTTCCCAATCCTCCCAATCTGTACCAGCTGATCCGTTTAATGCATCTAAGAAACCGTCGTCCTCCGCCTCTTCCTCATCGTCAACACCCATCTTTGCTTTGGACGCTGCCATTCGTAGGTTCTGCTCTTCCTGATCGGTGTCTGTCTTTTCAGACTGGCCGGAGTACTTAGCAATCGCTTCATAGGCTTTCACATTACCGTTTAAGGCTTCTTTGATCATGGCGGCGTGCATAACCATTCCCAGCGTGTTATCCAGCCCCAGGGCTTCCAATACCGGGGACCATTCAGGGTTATTTACCTCTGTAGTCAGGAGATCATTCAAATCCTTGCGGAAGTTTGCTTTTCTGCGTCTGGCTTCACCGGAAGCTTTACCACCCTTTCTACCATTTTCTCGGGCTTCGCTCGGGCTTAAACCTCCGTTATACTGTATTAAGTTCCTTTCATTGGCCATCACCTCACCTTCCAATCTGGCTAATTTTTATACTAAAAAAGACCCTCAGTTCTATGCCTGAAGGTCTTTTGATATACTTCTACTCTTCTGAGTATAAATCAACATCCAAATTTTGTCAATCGTTATAGAACAACTAAAACACATTGTTGAAATGAACCTTGATCATTCGCCCACATTCCCACTCAGGAAGTCCTAAGGCCGGCGCCACATCATATATTGGCATTCCGTTGATAAAATGCAGAGTCAGCACTGCTTTCAGCTGTACATCTGGAAATTGTTCGATGTAACTCCGTGCCTTCCTGATAAGAATTTCATTCTCATAATACAAATTCCTATACTCAATCTCAGCATCGCAAGCCTCTTCTCGATGACTCATGGAAGTATCAAATACCCTGCCCGCAGTTGGCATGTCTGATATCTCCTTACTGTTAACACCAAAATCATATTTTAATTCCCGGTATCTATTTGACAACCGCTCCAGCTCAATGTTATTTTTATGTATCTGTCTTAACTCCTGAAAAGTCATCAACTCTATCACCTCCCTGTTGTCAACTACTCGCCCTGGGCTTATAAACCCGCTTGCTATTCAGAAACTCTTCCTCCTTCCGCTGTCTCCCCAGGAGCTGGCGCATCTTGTTAAGCGTTGACTTATTATTCTGATCATTAAAGAACTCCACAATCAGCTGATACCGTTTCACAGCATCTTTATACTCCCTGCGCACCTTGCGGCTCCTGCGAAGCTTTGTTAACTCCTTATCTGCTTCCGATCTGTTTTCGGAGAACTCTATCCCATGAAGCAGATCCTGCAGGCGCTTATCCTCCTCGCTCACTGTATCACAGGCAAGTCGGTACTCCGTTGTACACTGATCAACAAAATTGAGGAATTCTGTCAGCTGCTCTGCCGGGCTCATGACTTTCTTCATGACTCATACCTCCTGCCTTTAAGATTTCTTTTCTCACCCTATCCCACTCTATCGCCAGTGGATCATCTGAGATCGCACCTGCAACCTCAAAGGTGTATCTCCCAAGTGCCTTAGCTCCGGAACTGGCATAAGAGGTAATAGTAGCACATGGCAGGTTCAACAGCTTTGCCGCTTCCATGGAACTGTATTCACCGATCGGCTCCCCGTTATCATAAACCGTATATTGTTTCTTAGTTGCCATTTCACTTATCTCCCTTCTTCGGTTGATACAAACTTCCTACCGCAAACAATCTCCCGTGATCCTTACAGCTGCAGCTTGTACGCTTCGAATCAGAGGGATAAATCTTCCCGCAAATCAGACACCTTTTCCGGATAACACTAAACTTTGTCTTTTCCATTTTTCTCCACCTCCACCGATACAATTCTCACCCGCTCCTGGGGAACATCTATGTATTCACCACTGTTAAGCTGGATCCCGATCAGACCGTCATTGCTGCCAATCATGGTCCCGAACTTTCGCCCAGGGTAAATCTGAACAGTGATTTTCTGTTTATCTAAAAGCTTCATGCTGCACCTTCTTCCTTGCAGGAGGCTTCCTGCGCTTTGGATCCGGACACAGGCTCGTAAACAAATATGCTGGATCTATTGCACTTCCGGTCATTACCGGCGGCGCCTTTATAGCTGCATCCGCCTCGGCCTGTATGCGACTGTTGACGCTGGCTCTGTCTGCTCTGCAGTCTTTTGATGATTTTCTCAATGTATCCCTCCTTTTGGGCAATAAAAAACCAACTACCGAATATTGATAGTTGGTGATAAGTTTTAACAAAATACACTGTCAAGTGTTATAATTCCATTTATACCCTTTAAAATATCCATGCGATTATTTTCTTCACAGTAAGAAATTAATTCCTTATAATATTTTCTTGTTGGGACAATTATTTCTGTATTATTATATTCAAAATTCAGTTCTCTTCTAATTCTCCATTCTCTCTCATGACTCCAATCGACTACATTATCCAAATCATTCAATTTCATATCCACAATGCGCCAATACTCTTCTTCTGGAAGGATTTTTTTCATTTCTGCTACGTCTCCATAAATTACAGGTCGCCCACCTCTTCTA